ACAGCTTTCGTCGATCTCAAAGGTGGCACAACCGGACAAGTGCTATCGAAAAATTCCAACACCGATTTGGATTTTACATGGGTCGCACAGGATGACTCAAACGCAATTCAAAACACAATTGTGGATGCAAAAGGCGACTTGATTGGCGCGACAGCAGCAGACACTCCGGCTCGCTTGGCTGTGGGAACAAATGGACAAGTATTGACAGCCAATTCAACAGCTTCAACCGGTCTAGCTTGGACTACTCCGGTCACAGAAAGCGTCACACTTTTGGAAACTTTGACTCTTGGCTCAACTGGCGTCAATAGTTCAACAATTTCAAGTTCATACAAAAATCTTTTAATAGTCGTTTCAAATGTAACAGCAACAAACAATGTTGATATGTATATGAGATTCAATAGCGACACAGGAAGCAACTATCAAACAAGAGGCGTGTTCACAGACACAACAGCTGCAGCCAATAATGGAGGAACTCGAGACAATCTCACAGCCATTGCAAGTTGTGGAACAAGCGTCACAAGTGATTCGATAATTGAGATTTATCGTTACACAGACACAACCCGGAGAAATATCACGCAAAATATGGGCGGTGGAATTAATGGAGGACTTTGGAGATATCAGAATAATTTATCTAACTATTTCGGATCTTCCGCAATTTCAAGCATTCAATTTTCACGCGTTCAAACAGACGCGACTTTCAGTTCAGGCACCATTTACATTTACGGAGTAAAATAATGACAACAAATTCAATGATTCGCGAATATCAAGAAGATGGGACATTCATCGATCGTCCAATGACGGCGGATGAAATGGCTCAAAATGAAAAAGATCATGCAAATTGGATGCTTGAACAGGAAGCAATTAATCAAAAGCAACAAGCTAGAGAAGCCGTACTTGCAAAGCTAGGGCTTACTTCCGAAGAAGCAGCAGCGTTGCTTTTATGAGTTATCCAATCGGATCAGCTGCTCACGCCATTGAAATCGCTAAGGGCGAAATCGGCACAATTGAAGAAGGCGACAACCTAACCAAATACGGCGAATTTACAAAAGCCAATGGCTTGCCGTGGTGCGGTTCATTTTGCAATTGGGTACTTGCACAAGCTGGCGTCAAGGTTCATTCGGTTGTCTCCACAGCTGTGGGAGCTCATAAGTTCAAAGAAATTTCTCGTTGGAGTGAGACAGCGGAAATCGGAGATCTTGCATTCATGGACTTTCCACATGACGGAGTCGACCGGATTTCACATGTGGGAATCGTCGTTGGAATCGATGGCAAGTTGATAGTTACCATCGAAGGCAATACATCCGGCAATGGCGATCAGCGCAACGGCGGCATGGTTATGGCAAAGACACGCACAATTGGCAAAGAAGTGGTCGGCTTTGGTCGTCCTAAATATGTGCCATTTAAGGGTGAAACTCCAACCGTGACAGTCGATGCACCAAAGAAAACTGTTCTCAAAAAGGAGAAGAAGAAATGAAAGAAATCAAAGGACTTGCAGCTTCATGGGCGCGTTCATTTCTAGCAGCTGGAATCGCTGTGTACATGGCAGGGATTACGGATCCAAAGGCAATTGCAGGAGCAGGGCTTGCAGCTGTGCTTCCGGTGGTCTTGCGTTACTTGAATCCAAATGATTCAGCTTTCGGGTTAAAGGGGAAGTGACTCGGGGACTACTCCGGATTGCTCTAGCGTTGTGCATATCGCTAGGGCTTTCCGGTTGTGGTCAATATCAAGGATGGACTCGATATGACTGTCAGCTCTTCGAAAACTGGGAAAAGCCTGAATGCAATCCGCCGCAATGCAAGGTTCAAGGAATCTGTACTTCGGACATACTTGGAGAACACTTCGATGACAAAGCCACAACGACGCCTTAGCAATGAACAACTCAAGGCGCGGTTGATTGTATTCATCGGCGTCTGTCTTGCTTTGGTCTTTGCCGTCTCGGTCATGGGAATGCTTTACGCGCTCATATTTGTCACACAGCCAATCGGGGCTCAAGCTCCAAATGACAAGGCTTTCATTGACATTTTGACAACACTCACGGTCTTTCTTACCGGAGCACTCGGATCCGTGCTGGCATCCAACGGGCTGAAGGATAAGCCAGCGGAAAAGCCAATCGACACGCCCAAAGACACGCGGGAATCTTGACCTTGTCAGCCATTTGCTTCACTCTTTAGGCAGGGAGCGAGACACGCTTCCGGATCGGGAGCAAAGATGAACAAGTTAGATATTCTCTTGGAAAAGCTAGTGTCGCGTCATGCGGCAAATCTTGGACTCACTATTGAATTGCGTGAGCAGATGGTTCGTGAGATTGCCATTTGTGCAGATCGCGGATACAACACAAAAGCCGAACTTATCGCTCTTACAAAGAAAGCGATGGTGGCTTAATGTACGCATTTCATGAAGTAGCAATGTGGATGCTTTTGGGCGTCCTAGTGGGCTTTACAGCCGGTTACACAGCCGGACTTAAAGAAGGCAAGCGCGAAGGCTTTATTCGCGGAAAGATTGCAGCTCGCAGAAATCAGGAGATCCGATAATGGGATTCTTAGACAATTACGAAACCGTAAATCAAAAGGTTAAAAGACTTCACGCGACTTATCCAACAAATCGCATTGAAACACACATCATCGATTGGCAACCTGAAAAGGGTTACATCCTCATTGAGTGCCAAATCTTTCGCCATTATGAAGATGACAAGCCCGCAGCGATTGACTATGCACACGGCATGGTAGGCGCGTACAACGCCCAAATGAAGCGATGGTATGTGGAAGATACAGTCAGCTCGGCAATTGGTCGATGTGCGTCCGTGGTGCTCGGTACAGACGAAAAGCCGTCGCGTGAAAATATGGAGCAGGTCGAGCACCTGCCAAAAGCATTTGTGGAAGAAGATCCGTGGTCGAAGCCAATTTGGGAAGAAGGCTTCACGACAGCAAAATCAGCTGTTGAAGAAATCAAGTCACAGCTTGGTGGAGAGATTCAGTCAGAGTCTCCAATCTGCGCACATGGACACATGATCTTCAAAGAAGGCGAAAAGAATGGCAAGCAATGGGCTGGATACATGTGTACCGAAAAGACCAAAGCGAGCCAATGCGCACCGATTTGGCTTGTACTCGGTAGCGATGGCAAATGGAAGCAGCGCATCTAATGGGCGAACTATTTATCCAAAAGCCAAACGGGGAAACAATCACAATCCTTCAGGATGGGACAGAGATTCGAGAGCAACAGCCGATTCAAATCGATTGGTGCGACAAATGCGAGAAGTGGCAGCCGCTCGAAGGCGGAGAATCCACGACTTATCAAGGGCTCGACATCATTTGGCTTTGTAAGGCTTGCAAATGAAAATGAAAATCTCGCATGAGGATGAATGGACAGCTGCAAAAGTAGCCATTGAACGAGTTGAAGAGATTGAAGGCAAGCCGGATCATGTTTCCCGCTATAACAAAAACCTTTCATTTCACGACTATATCTGCGAAATTGCCGAATCAGTCGGAGCTGAAATTGCTGTGGCGAAATACTTTGGTATCGCAGATTTTAACCCGAGAGCTTCTCGCTTTAAGCGAACAGCCGATGTCGGTTCAATCATCGAAGTCAAATGGACAAAGTACGATCAAGGCAGCCTCATCATCTACGATGGAGATCGAAGCACAGACATCGCAATTCTTGTGACAGGCAAGAGCCCAAACTATGTGCTCAAAGGCTGGATTCCGGTGGCAATTGCAAAGAATCAAAAATGGCGCAGACGCGACCAACCGACTTACTGGGTCGAACAGTACAACTTGCACCCGATTGAGAATCTACGAAGGAGCAGTCATGGAGAAACTACGCTTCCAATGCAGGATTGAAAAGAAGGTCACAAATCACGCAGTTTTTGAAAATGAAGTGCCATTGGGCGATGAAGTCGTCATGGTGCAATGTCTAAGCTGTGGAGTCATGGGAATCAATCAAAAGGCGGATGCCCGTGGCTGAATATGACTTTCGATGCGAAGTTTGTGGAAAGACAAAGACAGTCAATCGATCTATGGACGACCAAATGGCGCGTGATCCGTATTGCGACGGATGCATGATTCCAATGTCGAGAATATGGACAGCCAATCCAATTCATTTCAAGGGTAAAGGCTGGGGCGGTACTCATGGGGCTAAATAACATCACCGGCAACACTTACAGCGATGAGTGGTACACAGATGCGGAAACGGCAGCTTTGGCGATTTCATTACTAAATCCACAGCCGAATTCATCAATCATGCTTCCATTTGATTCAGAAAAGAGTCAGTTCAAGATTCAGCTTGAGCAAGCTGGACACACAATCACCTACGGGATAAATGATTGGCTTGAATCGGATTATCAATACGACAATCTCATCACGAATCCACCATTTAGCATGAAAGATAAAGTCATCGAAAAGGTACTCCGAGATGGTCGAAAAGCGACGCTGATTCTCCCGCTTGATTCACTTGGCGGCGTGAAGCGTCATCGCTTGTACAAGGATTGGGGCTATCCACACATTTACATTCCAACAAGGCGAATTGGTTACTTCGATGAGAATGGAATCAAGCGTAAAGGTGCAAGCTTCCACAGCGTCATCATGACTTTCAATACACTACGATCAGGGAATGTCACATGGGAATGATTGTGGATAACCTG